AAGTTATTGCTGTTGTATTCCATATTGCATTTCTACCACCATCATCAGGTCTTGGGTCTTTAATAGTAGGGTCATCTCTTACATCTGGAACTCTATTTTGTGGATGATTTTTTAAATCAAAATTAGCATCAAAACATTCAGGGCATCTAAGAGTATTATAACTGCTTTTCTTCATTACTCTATGTGAGTATCTCATTCCACAACTATCACAAATAGCTAGTGCTCTTTTATTTGTTGCCATTAAATATATCTCAATCTAGGTTTAACCATGAGATTTGCTCTATCTTTATTATCTTCCATAGCTCTCATTAATAATTCTTCATAGTTTTGTTTTAATAATCCTAATCTGTCACCAGGTATATTAGGCCTTTTTAATCCCATATAATATGCAAGCCCTGCAGTAAGACAAGGTAAAAATCTTACTGGAGCATCTGCATTTTGTTGAAATGATTTATTAACATCTTGAACTTGCCTGATTGCTTCTATTCCTAGAACACCAGTAGAATTATCTGGTATAGGATAAAGATGTATGGTTGGATTATTAATATCTTTTTTTACAGCATATTGTGTTGGCCTACCTTTTTGGTCTTTGTTAGGTATGACATGATATTCTTCAAAAGATATTCTTTCTAGTTTTGTTTCAACTGCAGGTGATGTCTCCTTGTACGTAACAAATAGAGCATCATTAACTGAACTATCTAATGCATATGTTGTAGTGCTAGTAGCCACAGTGACTGCAGTTGTAAATGTAGACCAAAGTAATACACCTCTATTTTGCCAATCATTTAACATTAAGTTAATAGAACGTCTAGCTGATTGTGGTTCGTGACCTAGTGTTTGTTCACCACCAATCATTTCCATGGCTTCTTGTATTACTTCATCAATATCTAAATTAAAATTAAATGTGCCGGATTGTGCCATTATACTTTTCTCGTTTGTTTTAATTGTTTCTTAGCTGCCTTTGCTAATCTTGACTGCTCTGGTTTACCACCAAACTTTGCTCGTTGTTCTAATACAGTTAATATCTGTATCTTTCTAGCATATGGTTTTTTAATTCGTTTTACTTTTGCTATGGTCTTTTTAGCATCTGCTACAGTTGCATATTTAATACTCACTGTATCCTTTGGGTTCTCATCTGTGTATAATCTACGACCAGAACCTTTAGGCTTTTTTCCTGTTCCTACTTTTGGGTCTCTTGTTTTCTGTTTTCTTGACATATTTTTTTACAATCTCTGACTGCCTCTTATGTAGTCGAGAAGCCTTTTCTAATTGTTTAGATACTTTTTTTAATTTTCTTACCATATTATATTCTTGTTGTTGTTTTTTAAATACAAATAATGTTTGATTATTCATAACACACCTCCTAATTAAAGTTAGTGCGTTTCTTCAGTTACCCTACTTCCAACTCAATGAGTCAAACGATTATGATTTTTTCTTCTTCTTTTTAAATGTTCTTACCATTGTAGGTTTACCACCTACTCCTTGTGCCTTTGCTCTTTTTCTTTTAACAGCACTTGTTATTTGTGACTTAGTCATCTTTCTAGCTGTAGCTCTTGGTACACATTTAGGATATTTTCTTTTACTACCTTTTGTAGATGCTCTACCACAAGATTGAAACTTACCTTTCTTCTTGGGTGCTCCTATATCTACCCAATCACCTTTTGGTCCTTTGCCAAACCATGCTGTAAGTCCACCTTTAGGTTTAGCCATGATTAACTCCTATATCCACCACCACGTTTTTTATAAGTACGTACTAACCATGCATTAGCATATGCACTTGGATAAACGTCAAATTTTCTTTTAGCTTCAGCTTTTACTCTAGCGTATAAAGAAGGGTTAGTAGGTTTAGCACCACTCTTCTTTTTTGTAGTTTTTCTTTTAACAGCCATTATGGTCTTCTTGCATTTCTACGTGCAGCCATACCAGATAATACTACCTTACCAGCTTTCTTTTTAACTAAACCACCAGCTTTAGCACCATACTTAGTTTTCATTCCCATAGTACCTTTAGCTGCATATTTAGTCTTCATAGGTGTTCCACCTGCTTTAGCTGCATATTTACTTTTCATTTTTCCTGGCATTTTTTTTCTCCTTATATAAGTTGTTAAATGTTATTTCAGGGTCAGTATAACTATCGTGTATCTCTGCTGCATGTATATGCTGACTTGGTCTAAAATCAGGTGCACCTTCACCAGTTATCCATAAAGCAGGACTTGTTACTCTAACTCTATTATTAGGTAAAGCCACTATATTACCTGTCCACTTTCCTGCATCAATTAATTGTATTACATGATTTTGTTTATGTTGTGCAGGACAATCACTAATATCACTATCAGTAAAATCAACAGTAAACATGTAACGACCTTTATAAAATTCGTTATCTATTTTACATAACCAAGGACTTGCTGTTAATAAATCAAGTTTAACTACACTGTGTGTTCTTGATGAACAGTCCCAAGGTTGTGCTAAATGTGTATCCATTCTTTCTGGTACTTCATCTAATACTTCATCTGCTATTAATGCTGTGATTGGCATTCTTGCCCACATTGCACCACCATGAATATTAGGTTCATCTTCTATTCCAGTGAACATCACTTGAAAACTTAAACATCTATCTGGTATTGTATTAACTGCAAAAGCAATTCCATGTAACAATTCACCATGATAATCTAAATGATTATGTGTAAACTCTTTTCTAACCCAACATTTAAAATGTGGGATATTACTAATTAAATATGAAATTTAGCATCTCCATCTACGTCTTGCTTGTCTTAATCTTGAATTAGGGTCTTTAGCTGCCTTTGGGAACTTCTTCATTTGTCCTGCTGACCTTGCACAAAAACTTTTTCTTCTTGCTGCTCTACTCTTACTTCTTGGTTTCTTTTCAGTAACTGCAGTCTGAAGTTTACTTCCTGGATTTTGCCTCCTATATTTAGCGACACCTTTTGCTGTAAGACCTGCTCCTTGTTTAGTTGGTCTCTTGTCGCCACTCTTAATGGACATGCCTTTCATGCCTTTGCCTTTTTTCTTAGGCTTTTCTTTTCTATTAATGGCCATTACTAGCCCTTTAAATTTTTAACGTCTTTAGTATTAGTAGTAAATGATTCACCCTGTGTATACTCTACATTTGATACAGCTTCGATTGGCCCTTTAGTCTGTGGTCCAGTTCTTGCTTTACCATAACCTTGTCCAGTTGGTCTACCTACAATATCATTTAAATCATACTTCTTGATGGTTCTACCTTGACCACCTTCTATAATTGTTTTACCTATAAACTGTCCCATTATTTACTCCTTATAAAATTGTGATACTTCTTTATTACCATCACGAATGTTTTTACTTGTACCACCATATAGCTGATAAGACATTCCTCCACCAGCTCTTTTCATAACTTGGCCACCATACATTTTATTAACAAGTTTGTCACCAGACTTATCTTTTTTAAATTTAATAATTTTTTGTTTTAATTCTTTTGGTAAGGTTTGTTGTTTTTCTGTTAAAAATTTATCTTCATTCATTTTATTGCCTCTTGTTACTTGTAAATTTATATTGCTTCTATTAATAGCCATTAGTCTGAATTCTTAATAACTGGTGTTGGTCCACCTAATTGATTAGATGGTGTTTCCATATCATCTCTTCTAGTTCTTCTAGCTTGATTTCTAAGAGCATTAATAGAACCTTGAAACTTTTGTTCCATAGCTGGAACTAAAGAATAGTTTTTCATAAATATCATTGACTCTACCATACATGCATCAAACAAAGCATTATAACAAAACTCACTAAAATAGTTTGATGTGGTAGCACTTGTGCCTGTTGCACTTGCTAGTGCTAAAGGTCTTTTTGTAACTTGTATTTCACCAGTCACAGCTGAAGCTGGTGTACGTACAACATAAATCTCTGTGTTGTTTTTCCTTGCATAGTATCTTGGTGTTCCTGTAGATGCACTTGCATGTGGAAAATAATCTATTGCGTATTCGTAAGGTCTTTGTAAAAGTGTTGTTATATTAGATGAAACACTTGTTTTATAATTTACATTACGAACAACTAATGTTCCCTCAGGAACAGTAACTATTGGGTCTCCTGCAGTAAAAGTAAAGGTAG